TCAGGGATCGTGCGGCGCGATCGGTGGCATTTTCGCCCTCGCCCGCGCCCGCCGCAGCCCCGTAGCCAGCGCCGACCACGGCAGATCGCCCGATGCGCGCAGGCAGCGTCGCCGCGCCCAGCGCGCCGCCCACGGGCAGGGCGACGGCGCCGGCTATCTCTCCGGCCAGCATCGTGCCGGGGTACTGCTGCTCGGCGGCTTTCTGGACGCCGCGGATGCGATCGCGGCCCTCCTCGTAGGCGTCGGTGGCGGCGCCGCGGCCGGCCAGCGCCTCATAGGCGAGCCGGGCCGCGCCGATCGGGATGCGCAGGCCACCAAGGATCTCGGGCAATCCGGATGCGTTGGCCGCGCCGTAGAGTTCGTCACGGAAGTTGGCGCTTGCGCCACCAAGCACGCCCTCGAACAGCGCGCGTGCCCGACCGACGTCGGCCGTGGTCGGAAAGGCGGCCCACGGGTCGGCGTCGCCCTGGCCAGCCTGCGGGGCCGGGCCGGGCGTCACGGTGATGCGGGTCGGGGCGGGCGAGGCAGGGGTGGCGGGCGGTTCCGGGCCGGACGCGACCGCCGGGAAGGCGTCCCATTCGCTCACGGCACGATCCTCTCGACGCCATTCGGGTCGATGAAACGGGTCCCGCGCGGCAAGCGGCGGGCCTCGTCGGCAGTGCGGACCTGGACGGGGCGCCCAGCGGCCTGCGGGCGAGGCTCGTAGAGCCCGGCCGACTCCGCCTCACGGTCTCCCCACACCTTCGCCGACGGCCGGACTTCGGCGCGCGGCGGGCCGCCGGTGAACCGCTCGTCGAACGTCGCGGCAGGCTGCGCCGGCGCCGCGCTGGCGGCCGGCCGATCCGGCTGCCGAGCCGTTCCGGGCGGAGGCGCTCTATCGAGGCTGCCGCCGCGACCGCGACCGACCGTGTCCATCACATAGCGAAGCTCACGCTCCAACTGGTCGAGCTTAGCACCGGCAGTCTCGGCAGTGTCGGTTGGGCTGAACTGGTATCTCCGCACATACTGTGCCGCTTCTGTCTGCGACATTCCCGCGCCGGTGAGATTGCGCAGCAGCGCTTCTGCGCCGCTGTCGATCTGGCGGCGCAGCTCCCCGGGCGCCCCAGCTCCGAGATAGCCCATGGCGGCGTCGATCGGCCCCGTCATCTCCCCGCTCTTTACCCGCTGCCGGATCGCCGGGAGCTGATCGAGGAATGACCGGCCGAGGCCGAGCCGGGCCGCCACTTCGGCATCGACCTTCTCCGCCGGCCCGCCCGCGATCGGCACGAGGCCGGCGTCCGGGTTGGACGGGTCGGCCCACTTGTAGCCGGCCGGAGCGTTCTGGCGGTCCGTCACCTGCCGCTTGTAATTCGGGTCGGCCGGGCCGCCTGCAATCGGCCTCATGCCTCCTGTCGCGGGATCGCGCTCGAACCCGGCCGGCAGCCGCCCACCCTCCAAGATGCGTTGATCCAGCTCGTAACGCCGATCCGCATTGCGCTGTGCGCGAGCCGCCTCATCGCGCCGCCACGCGAAATCTCGTTCGTCGGTAGCGCGCGCGTAGTCCCGCTGCGCCCGAGCATCGGCCAGCCGCGCGGCCGCCATGCCGGCATCGACCTCGCCGGCACCAAGATAGCGCGTGCCCAATTTGTTCAGATCGACATTGCCGTCCGGCCCGGTGGCATCGGCCACGGCCTGCGCCATCATCTCCTTGCGCCGATACTGGCCGATGGCGTCGCCGATGCGCGCGAGGGGCGCCCAGTCGATTTGCGGGGCGGTCTCCCACTTCGGGAGCTGGAGTGGATTGATGCCAGCCATGTCACTTCTTCCCGCCGAACAGATTGCCGGCCATGTTCATCAGCCCGTTCCAGAACTGGCCGCTGGCGTTCATCTGCGCGTTGGCGGACGCGGTGTTCGAGTTCGCGGTACCGCTGGCGACGTTGCCGGCGACGTTCGATCGGTTGAGGGCTCGATTATCGTAGGCCCCGGCCTGGGTGCCGTAGACGCCGGCTCGCCCGCTCGCCGCCGCGCCGGTCGCCGAAAGGCCCGAGTCGCTGTAGCCCTTGAGATGGCCGAGCCAGTTGTTCCAGTCCTGGTTGGCGAGCTGCTGCGCGCGCGCGCCGATCTCGGCCATCGTGTTGCCCGACGCCGCCAGGCCGAGCGACGCGGCCTTGCGGGCGACCGCGTCGGCGGCTTGGTCGACCTGATACTGATAGCCCGGGCTCGACTGGAACGCGGTCCGCGCCGCGGCGGCCGCATCGGCGCCGTTCACGCCCATCGCATCCATCGCGAGCGCCCCCGCCCGGCTGTAGCGGTCGCCGATCTGGCCGAGCGGCGTGAACGCCTCGGCCGCCTTGCCGTAGGCCGCATCCGCGGCGGCGCCGCCCTGGTCGATGTAGCCCTGTGCGTCGCGGCCGTATTGCGCGTAGAGCCGCGCATTCTGCTCGGCGGCGTTCTTGGCGCTCGAGCCGGTAAAGATGTCGAAAATACCCATCACGGGATCTCCGCTCGCAGCGCCGACACGAGGTCGTGCAGGCTGCGCAAGAGGTCATAGAAGGCGCGCGTCGGCCGGCCGGTGGCGGGATCGATCAGCACCACGGTGGGCGGCGGCAGCGGCAGCGGCGGCTTGGTCGCGGTCGGCATGTCATCCGCTCCGGGCTTCCGCGCTCATCGTCGCGCCGAGGAAGCCGACATAGACCGGGTCGGCGATGTCGAGGCGCCAGCGGCGGCCGTAGGGACCGGCGATCCCGGTGTTGAACAGCGTGATCCGGGTGTCGCCGCGCGCCTGGTGGCCAAGCGAGCGGTGCAGCGGCGCCGACCACGACAGCCCGCCGTCGTCGCTCCATGCGATCTCGACGGTCGGATCGGTCTCGATCGGATCGAGCCCCGCCGCCACCCCGACGCCGACCGCGAAACGGAAATCGGCGCGCGCGATCCGCTGGCGGTTCGGGAAGCCCGACACCGGGCCGCTCTCGATCCGCATCGGCAGCGGCGCGGTGACGTCGCGGTGCGCCGCCGTGGTGATCTCGACGATGTGGCCGGACGCGGTGTCGCCGGCGAGCCAGCGCCCGAAGGCGGGCACGGCGCCGGCGATGCGGCTGCGCGTCGCCTGGTGGGCGCGCCGCTCGTGCCACTGGCCAGTGCCGAGATCGAGCACCCAGGTCCAGGCCGGGCTGCTCAGCTCCCACATCGCGTGGCCGCCCGCCATGTAGGCGGTGGCCTCCAGGGTGCTCTTGTCCGCCACCGCCTCGATCAGCCGATCGAGATCGGGCGGGCTGACCTTGTCGACCTGATAGCCCGTCAGCCGCACCACGGTGCTGTCGTGCGCGACCCATACGAGGCCCTTCGACATCTGGTCCTCGTGGCCGGCTACCGCATAGGGGCCGATCAGGCCGTAGTCGAGCACGGTCGAGCGCTGGAACGGAAACGGCGAGGTGCCGACATTGGTCCACACCTCGGACGTGTAGGCGCCCATCAGCACCAGGACGCTGCCGGAGGTGACGACCCGCACCAGTCCATCGGGGCGGGCCTCGCCGCGCGCGAACGACAAGGGGTTGACCGCCGTCGTGTTGAGGTCGGTCGCGAACACACGGCCGTCGCCGATCCCGAACACCAGATAGCCGTCGATCGAGGTGACGCTGTTGGGAGAGGGTAGGTCCGCGTCGGGGTAGCCGTTGGTGACGGTCGACGAGGTGAACGTCGCGACAGTGCCGTCCGGGTCGACGAAAACCTGATCCGGAGTCGTGGCGTTGTTGCGGGCGAAGAACCCGCGCCGCGTTCCGTTCAGCGCGCCGATGTCGACCGCCGCGCCGCCCGCGGCGGTGTGCTTCACCAACCGGCCGGACCATGCGCTGTAGAGCGTGCCGTTAATCTCGGCGGCGCCGCGGAAACCGGTCCGTGTCGTAGTGCCGAAGGCGCGCAGGCCGGGCACCCGTCGGTAGACGCGATCCGACGCCGCGGTGTCGCCGAGCGGCTCGCCGAAGCCGTTGATCAGGCGCCCGGCGCTCTCCTGCGGGTGCCGGCCCGGCGCGCTCGACAACGGGAAGGGGATCGGGACGACGCTAGCAGCCATGGCGACACCGCACGAGACCCCGCCGCAACATCGGGTCGGTGCGCAGCGTGCGGCGGGTCCGCGGCGGCCGGCCGAGCCGCCGCAACCGCTCCTCGGCCTGCGTCCGAAGCACGTAGAAGCTGGGATCGGCCTGGAGCCCCCAGCCGCACTTCGCCTCGTCGGCCAGCACCGCGGCGAGCGCCAAGAACTGCGCCGGGTCGATCTCGCCGCCGCTCGCCACCGGCTCGCCAGGGGCGTCCACATAGGCGATCTCGTCGGCCGCCAGCATCGACACCATCGGGTCGATCAGGGCGTCGACCTTGGCGACGTCCTCGGCGGCCGACGTCTGGCCGGCGGCGAGCACGCCGAGATTGTCGAGCGCCTTGTCGATCAGGTCACGGCGTGTGTAGGAGACCGCGGCCATTGCTCAGCTCTTCCGCTTCTTGGGTGCGGGCGGCGGTGCGGCCGCCTGACGGTCCGGCGCGTCGCCGGGGGCGCCGGGGGCGCCGGGCTCAGGCGGAATGCCGCGCTCCACGTCGTGCGGGTGATAGCCGCGCGCCGGCCGGTCGGCCCAGCCCTCGGGCAGAGGCC